TTTTTTATTCGCATAAATACCATCTTTTTCATAAGCCAACCGACAAAGAAATTCAAGTTTTTTTGTGTATAAATTACCGTTTGAGCTAAGTAATTCAAATTTGTATGTCATCACGTTTTGCGAATATGATAATATTGCGGCAAAAATGATAATTGTTGTTAGTGTTAGTGTTTTCATTGTTTTTTATTTTTTAATTTCCATAAATATTATTAATATAAATTTGTCCGTTATATACAATAGCTGTTTGATATTTTCCATTTTTTGAAATTGCAACACTTCGCCAGGATCTTGGCGAATCTTTTCCTGTCCAGGTATCGCCATAATCTAACGAAACATAAATACTGTCGCTTTCAACTACACCAATAACAATTGCCCCATCGTATGATGTTGTTATTTTTCTCCATGCCTTTACCGGTTCTTTCCCCACCCAGGTATCACCATAATCTAATGATACATAAATACTATCCCCATATATTGAACCTAAATATGCATATTGCCCGGTGGCAGACATGGTAACATTAAACCCCCTGCCATATTTTTTCTGCGACCAGTTATTACCATAATCAGCCGATATATAAGCATATCCATATCCATTAATGAAATGTATAGTTGATACTAATTGATAATTTCCCGCATTGGAAAGAGAAACATAATACCAGCTGTAATTCAGGGGTAAAATTCCTGTCCATGTATCGCCATAATCAGATGAAACATATATACTGTCCGATAACCCTGATGTTGACGAAGTTGCTGTAACATATTGTCCGGTGGCAGATGTTGCAATATTAACCCATTTTTTTATTTTTGAAACTTCAACCCATGTCACCCCATAATCATCTGATTTATGTATGTACGCATCAATAGCAATAGCATATTGATGTTGACCTGTGCTATCAACACAAACCGCCCGCCAAAGAAATCCACTATCTACTGCATTCCAGGTTTTGCCATAATTCGACGAAATATATATACTGTCATCGTAGGCCACGGCAGTTTGATACTTTCCATTTGCTGACATATCAATATCAATCCAATTTTTTGTTGATGCTTTTGCCGTCCATGTATAACTTTCGGAAGTTTTACTTAGCAGTGGAAACAATGCCTGCCCGTGTAATGACAAACAAAAAAACAATAATATGTATATTATATATTTTTTCATAATTCATATAATATATAAGTATTATATCCTTCAACTATCATCTGATAACCATTGTAATAAAGCCCGAGCATAACAACCCCGGAAACAGGTATAGTTATACTTCCCTCTTCATTTTCTTCAATATACCATTTAGCATCGGCAAAAGAAACAGTATGTTCGCTGGCATCGCTATTGGTAATTTCTATTCTATAACTTCCTGTTTTAGCATTTTGCCAATCCATTTCAGAATTTTCATCTATCTCAACCTTAATTATATTAGTCCCCGACAAATCAAGCATAATGTCACCTGAATTATCCACTATACTATCTCTATTCGTGAAGTAAATTTGATTTACCGTTGTGATATTGAATTTTGATGAATCGTTAATTTGAATATTATTTGAAAGTTCTACATCTCCATTTGGCAAAATAGTAACTGCTTCATCTTTGCCTAAAAATGTAGTGTCATCTTTTAAATACAACTTTCTCGAAATTGCCCCCCCAGTCCAGTTATACAAACTAAGATTATTAGTATTTGCATCTACCCATGTGTTTAGCATACCTGATTGAAAAACTTTGTTTGCTGAAAATCCTATTCGATTAACCCTATTTGCCGTTGCGTTGTCGTTTTCTACGCCTATGCCACCTGCGGAGGCGGGGGTGGTTTCTGATGTGGAGTTTAATATTATAACTTCATCCGCTTCAAAAACTTCACAATCAACTGAATCGGCATTTATTACTTTTGCATCAACGTTATATGTCACATTTAAACTATCAAATGTATTATTTTTTGAAATTGAATCCGCTACATTCTGAAACGATAAACTTGTTACCTTCATAACGTTTGTTTCCGTAACTTTATCATTAGTTGTATCTAAAGTTATAACCCTGTCGGGCAGCAAGTTTTCTCCTGTTGTAATTAAATTTTCGTTTATTTTAAGATTTCTTTCAACTTCTAAGGTTTGAGAAAATCCTAATACTGATAATGTTAATAAGATTAATGTTAATATTTTTTTCATCGTTTTCATTTTTAATCGTGATTAATTGTCCAGCCTCTGCTGGTTCTCATTGTTGCAATTTGACTTAATCCAGTTGCCGAAGGTGCTGTATTACCTCTTATTTCAAGCGTTCCTCCTGTATTTCCGTTATCATAAGCACGTTGTATAATCCTATCAACTTCGGGAGTTGACAAACCACAATTTTGAACAGTTATCAATTTACATGAATATTGAAAAATCATTGCTGAATTGATAGTTATTAGGGGAATGTTGTACAAATATAAATAATAACTTGGGTTAAAGTTGCTTACGTCACCTGTCAGGAGGGGAATGTTGTACAAATATAAATAATAACTTGGGTTAAAGTTGCTTACGTCACCTGTCAGGAGGGGGGTGTTGCGCAATAATAAATGATAACTTGGGTTAAAGTTGCTTACGTCACCTGTCAGGAGGGGAATGTTGTACAAATATAAATAATAACTTGGGTTAAAGTTGCTTACGTCACCTGTCAGGAGGGGGGTGTTGCGCAATAATAAATAATAACTTGGGTTAAAGTTGCTTACGTCACCTGTCAAGAGGGGGGGGTTGTTCAAATATAAATAATAACTTGGGTTAAAGTTGCTTACGTCACCTGTCAGGAGGGGAATGTTGTACAAATATAAATAATAACTACTTAAAAATTCATTCGATAAATTTCCTTTCAATTTTTGTTCGTTTATTGTTAAATAAGTAAAATTTTGATTTCTGAAAAATACATTTTTTAACCCGTCAGCTCCACTATAATTATGTGTAATAACTTGGTTGCTACCTGTATAAGTTATTAAAGTTGAAGAATTATCGCCCCAAAAAATTTCAGTCGAATTGCCAACATCTCCTCTAATCGTAAAAGTATAAATAAGGCTTTCGTCTGTATCAAAATAAATACCTCCGCCTAATTGGTTTCTAAATATTACGCTGTCATCAGTTACGGTTGTAATCCCTATTTCTTTATAATTTTCAATATAAACTAAAGAATCGTCATTAATTAATAAACTATCATTGTAAAAAGCTACTTGCGATTTACTTATAAAACAAATAAATAATAATATAATTATAATTTTATTCATATTCTTTTTTAATTAAAACCCACGTTGCACCGTTCCAAAAAGCTGTTTTTAAAGTATCATTATCAATATAATACTTCCAATTTGGAAGCTCAAAAACATTTACATCAATACTGTCTGTTTCCACCTTAGTCGCTGTCTTAGGTGTTATATCATTCCCTGTTTGACTCCATAAGCTCGAATCCGCTATGTCTGCCTTCAAAGCCAAACTATCACTAAGCTGGGTTTCGGTTACAATTAAGCCAGTATCCGAAAATTGAACATAGCTCGCAGTATCTCCCGCTAATGTTGCAATATTTGTTTTGTTTGCCAAAATCCTTATATTATGTGATTGCAAAGTGTCGAGATGTAAAGCTGTTGTATCTTCCAAATTTTCAATCCTTTGCAAATGGGCAGCTATCCATCCTTTTATATCTGCAAGGCTGTCACCTATCAATGTTTGTGTTTCCGATGTATCATAGTGATTGCCTATTTCTGCATAAGTAATTACAGAAGTATCGGTTTGCATTTTTCGGATATACCCTGAATCCGTGCTTAAATAAAAACCGTAGCTTTCCAAAACTGCAATTATTGAATCGGTTAAAACTAAGTAACTGGAATCCCGAACCTGAGCATGAAAATCGGGATCTGTTTCGGGGTAAACTACAAAAGCGGTCAGATTGAAAAGCTCTGAGCCGTTCCAAAAATATAAAGAATCACCATAAGCTTGTAATTTTGCCTTTGGGCCATAAATCAATGCCGGAACTTTAAAAAATCTAAATACTTTAGCCCTTATCGAATCAGTACTTGTCCAACTGCCAAGAGGTTTTGGAGCTGGTTCGGTTTGCGAAAACCCAGCAATCGACAAAAATAATAAACTAATTATCAGTATCTTTTTCATATTTCTTTTTTAAAGTTTCTAACATGGCTTTTTCATTTTGTTCACGCTCAAGGGCTATTTGCTTTTCCCTTGTCTCACGTTCGGTTTTTTCTTCTTTGGTTTCTTCACGTTCGATTAATTCGATAATAGAAATTTCAGTCCTATTATTTAAATCGAAATAAATTTTATCTGATTTTAATGTTTTCATTTGTTTCATAACATCTTCTAAAGACACATGAACCCCGGCTTTGAAAACTACACCACTTTGTTTTTGTTCTTTTATTTTCATAGTATTAATTTTTATTCTGTCATCCACCCAAAAGAAAAAGCATTATGTGCAAAAGGGGAAGATAAAGTATTTGTATTTAAAATTATAGTGCCATCTTGAATATATAAAATATTATCAGCTCCACCTACATCGTTTCTATAAATTAAATTACAAGTTGTCCTTCCGCATTTATTTGCTCTCCAATCGGAGGGAATGCTATATTCAGCTATTTTTTCAGTAGCCTCAGTTGTTGTATGGGCAATAACAACAGTACCCGTAACTGATTTTCCTATTTTACACATTGAAATATATCCATACGTAGTTCCTGATGTAGTTAGAGCTTGGTCAACAACTGTTTCTTGTAACTTAGCCAACATTATCGCCTCTGTATTTGCATTTGTAGCCCCGTCTTTGAAGGTGTCTTCGCCAACCATATCATATAACAAAACCTGATAAGTGATTTTTCTATCTGCCGTAGCCGACTTGTCGTAAATCCTAAATTCGTCATCTAAGGCAATTGCACCCATTGTTAAATCTGTCAACCCGGATATTATACCAAGTGCCAAAGCCCTTGCAAGAAAAGCCGGGCGTGCAAACAATGCCGTTGCAAAGTTATCTGCCGAGATAACATAATTAGCGGCCACTGGCCCACCAACATAAAAATGAATATAATTTGTGTAAGTTGCATTGAAAATGGTTGCGGCTGTGTAGTTTATAATGTCAGGAAATAAATATTTCAATAAAGCTACTGATTCAGCGTTACTTTCTCCGCCTGTGTTTATCCTAACATAAGTTGTTTCCCTGTTTAAATCTTCTTCTATTTCGGGAAGTCCGTCAGTTTCTGTTTCTGGGATTGACTTAGGAGCTAATTTTTTTATATCAATTTTTTTAGTATTCCCTTCCCCGTAAGCTTCAGAATCTACTTCTAAATAAAGTCCGGTTATTCTTTCTTCTTGTTTATCTAACCCTGTTATTCTAAAATCTGCCATATCTTTATTTTTTTAATTTACAATCCTATAATTTTCAGCCGACACTATACGTCTGTCTTCGTCACCGTTTACAATCCTGTAAAAGGTTTCCACCTCTTCTTCGCTCTCAAAATCTTCATAGTTTTCATATTCATATTGTCTTAATGTCATGGTTCCTGTATAAATATTTGTTGTTTGACCGGGTTTCCCTTCGACCATTTCCATTTCGCCCCCGCTTTCAACTGAAAATCTGACATCATTTAAAATTTTAGTATCTACTTGCAAAGTTACAAAAACTTTTTCAACTAAATAACGGGGTATCCCGTCAAATTCTAAAACACCATAAAATAATACATCTCCTTCAATATTGTCGAGAATGTAATTAAAACTTTCATTTGTTTCTAATTGCGCCCCCGGTTTATATTTTGCGAATTTTGCATTTAAACGAAATTGAAATATCTGTGAACCATCAAAATAAATTCCTTTTTTTAATCCTATTTCAGAATGATAATATTCCAATAACGGGTAAGTTGCAAAGTCACCAATTTCAAATACTTCACTAATCAAGTAATCAGCTTCAGCATCAAACTCTAATTTAATTTGATAAAACCCATTTAATAAACTTGTATAAATATGTTTGTCGAACGCACCAAAAGAGCCATATTCTGTATTTGTCCAGTTTTGAACTGGTAGCCACGCACTTGAATAACTTGCTACTTCTGCCGTTAAATCTGTTATTTCATCTGTTTCAACATTTATTAATTTACAGTTCTTAATAGTATTATTAGTTGTAATTTGAATTAAAATATAATCCGAATCGTCAAATATTTGCCATAATGGTATTGATGAGTGATTTGGATACTCTTCCCTGTAATCTAATCGGTTATGAAAGGTTTGCATCCCTGTTTCCGCAAACGGGCGAAAAGTTAAAACATTTAATCTCGGTACGCTTACAATACTACTCATTAAAATCCTATTTTAGTGATAATTTTATATTTTATATTTGTTACTACTTCATCAGAATCATCAGCACGAAAAGTAATAGACATTAAAGAACCGCTATTGATATAAGGGTCAACGGACAACCATTTGCCGCCATGTTCTTCTTCGTCGGTATTATCAAGACCTGATTCCTCTGCCCTTGAGTAAGGATTATCGTATAACACCTCAATAACACCGCCTTTTTTCATTGACCCCCTTATTGCGATATATTCGATTCTCGCATACTGATAATCACCTATTGCTATTCCCCTTGTGCTATTTGCCGCACAAGTTGTAGGAATATAAGTTTCATTCAAAGCCTGAGAAATAGCATATAACAACCCTTTAATAGAATCACCGTTTTTATCGCCCCAAAACATAGTATAATTATCTATGCCAGTCCCGGGGTTGTGGATTATATTAAACCTTGTTGTCAGGCTTATACTTTCGCCTGAAAGCGGGGGGTGCTGTGATATTTTTTTATTTATTAAGCTCATTGTTCAAGGTATATAAATGTTCCGTCTTCATTCAGCATATAACTCCCGTCCTCGTTTAATAACAATCCCAGCTCACGTGCTAAAGTGCTACACTGATAACCGACAAAAGTTGTTTTTTCGCTTGTTGCTTTAGTATTTACTTCTTTTACCCAAAAGGCATCCCATGCTTTAGTCAAATAATTATAAAATGAAATTTGCCCAAGCGGTGATTCTTTTATCGCTGTCAGGTCTTCGGGTTTCAAAGGGTAATTACAAGTAATAACATTTCCGGTCATTATCGGGGTTTCCAGTATCGAAATTAGTATGTCCTCTTTTTCTTCGAGCGTAGCAGTATCGTCAAGTCTCAAGGTTGCTAACTTGCTTAGTGTTTCTGCTTTGTTATATTTTATAGCCCCGTCCAAATCTTGTAAACCAATATTAAACCAACTGCCAAAATATTTTTCAATAATCCGACCGGGCGAAAAATCTAAATTATAATAAAGCCCCGGGTCATCTTCAATGCCGGAAACAGAATCGTAATTTTCTGTTTTATAATTTGTCATATCCCAGCTTTCACCTTCTACATCAAAAGCATCAACAAGAAAAATATCTTCGTCGTATTCGCACTCTTCGGAGCTATCGGTATAATTAGTTATTAAATCATTGATTGCAACGCTGTCAGTTCTTACAATGTTTATTAAATCAACTTTTTCGCCACCCATAATATTAAGGTTTGAATAATTTGTTTTTACATTGTATTCAGATTTGCCATAAGCGACCCCGTCCTTTACTTTTTTTGCCGGGCCAACTTCATATTCGGTATGTTGAAATTCACGTCCAAGTTCGCAACGTAAATCAGAAATTTTGTTACGGTCGAGTTCGATAGTTGTTTGTTCGTAGAAAAAATTCTCACGTTTATCAATTACTATTATAGTTCTACCCTGATAATCTTCTGCAAACCCTAACCCCAAAGGCATTAGTTTATTATAAAACTCGAATAGGGAAGCAAGAGAGAAAGTCAAATCGTCATCTATTCCCCTTCCCCAAGTGCCTTTAAATAACATTTTTTTTGAAAGTTCGCCGTCCTCTGAATAATAAGTGTTTTCATTTTCAGGGGATAAAATTTCGGTACGTCCGAAAATTGGAGCGTATAAACAGGGATAACTTAAATCTAATATTTGTTGTAATACGGAGCTAAAAGCCTCATGCGGGTGTATCGATTCTACCGTTTTGGAAGTTCCAACTCCCTGTAAACATAAACTCTTATAATCATAAGTAAACCCCGGGAGTGCAGTTCCGTTAAATGAAGTCATCCGGTTATAAGGTATCTCGATTTCATGCCGAGAGTTAAATTTCATTTCTATTTCATCGCCTTCAAAATCAACAAAGGTTTTATTTTTTTCTTGACTATAATTAGCTAAATTTATAACCCCTGTCAGAAAATCATTATAAATTAATGTTTGTCGGTTTCTTAATTTGCATTGAAACTCAATACTTGAATATCGCGAAGTATCTTTGATTGCATCAATAAACGTTTTTGAATCCTTAACAAAACCCAAACGCCCTGAATATTTAGGCATCATACCGTAATACTTTTCACTACGCGCGAGGGAATAGTCAAGCTCAAACATCCCATCAGGCGCACTTGTCACCCTGTGAGATGTTTCACCATGATTTAATAATATCCTTATTCCTTCACGCATGTTTAAACCTTTTATTAGTAAAATCAGTCCGATTAAACCCTGTCTTAATCCCTGAGGGTCTGCCGTTTGTAAATATCGGCTGTGGCATATTCTTAATGCCTTTTAAAAGTTTATCGGTTTGCGATTGTGATATTAATTCGAAATCTTTTTTAGAAATACCGCCTATGTTAATATTTTGAACGTTTTCCCCTCGCATCGCCAAATTAGCCAGTTCAGTTTGTATTTGTTTTTCAGGTATAATTTCTGAGCCATAAGGGATGTTTATTGCTGTTGGTTTGTCAAAAATAAAGTTTTGATTATTTGGGAGTTTTAATATTTCAATTGATGAACCACTTGGAGCATCCCCGATTATACCAATGCCTGAATATTCACCTTTTTTCATCCCTTTATTAAAAGTTGGTATTTCCGGCAAAGGTTGTGCTAAAACTGTGCCGGCTTGTAATAAACCCATAGCAATAGGTGCTACTTGCGCTATTATACCAGCAACCCCAGTCTGCCCCCAAACCTTTGCAACTGCTAATGCTGTATTTATAGTTATTCCAAATAGAGTTGATGTTTTGTCTAATATTGCTTGTTTACGTTGTATTTTTGCAATTTCAATAGCCCCTTTTTTTTCTGAAATTAACCCTTTATCAATTTTGTTTTGAGTTAAATCAATTTCTCTTTGATATAAAGCCCCTGCAAAATTTAATGATTCTTGTCCTATATCCCTTGTTTTACTTAAATAGAAATCTAACTTCTCTAACTTTTCTTGTTTTGTTTTTTCAGCGTTGTCTATTTCGTTTTGCGCAATTTCGTCATCAATAGCTTTTATTTTGTCGGCATATTCTTGTTTAGCAATAACACCCGATTGAAGTTGTGCATATAATATTCCTTTTTGCCCTTCTACCGTTTGTTCATACATCTGCAAAGCATATTCAAGGTCGGCATCTAGTGCTTCTTCATCAACTAATTCAATAGGTTTTATTTTTTTATTTAAGTCTTCATATTTTTTTACAATATTATTAACTGCGGTTTCAAATAATCTATTTTCTTCATCTTGTTTTGTAGTTTTTGCTTCTTTTTCGCCTTGTGCTAATAATTCAGCCTGTAATTTTGCTTTCAATGCTTCTTTTTCAATTGATTCAATTTCACCAACATGGTCTTTTAATGCAGTCCTTTCATTTTCAAGTAATGCCATTTTCCGATTAAATTCTTTTGTGCTTAAATCGTCATCACTTATCCCTAATTTAGTTATTTCTTTATTAATTTCTTCTATTCTTTGTTTTATTTGTCCTATTTTTTCATTTGATTCACTCCCTGCAAATGATTCAACAAACTTATTAGCTTTTTCAGCCGCCTCGTCCATGGTTTCTATTAATGCCAATTCCTTTGAATCTTTATTCAATCTCGCAAGCCAATTAGATAATCCTGTAAACATTCTGATTGACCCTCTCACTGATTTTGTTATAACCCCATTTCCTGAATCAACTGATAAAACAAACTCTTCCCATGCACTTTTAGCCCTATCTATATCCCCTTTTAAATTATCTTTCATAGTTTTTGCCATTGCAGAAGCAGTACCATCAGCATTTTCAAAAGCAGTTGATAATTGATTTACTTTATCCGTTTGTTCAGAAAGGGTAATTAAACTTGAATAAGCCCTATCCCCAACCAATTCCATTGCAGTTACAATCTTATTTCCTGACTTATTTACTTTTGCAAAAGCGTCATCTAAACTTATATTTTGTTTTGCAAGCTTTCCGAATATTACCCTTAAATCAGTACCAGCCTTACTTGCATCAGTGCCAGTATCAACTATTGCCCCTAACATTGCGGTTGTTTTTTCTAAAGAAACACCTGTCGACTTAGCCGCAACTTGAGCGTTCGCCATACCTGTTTCAAATTTTTGTAAATTTAACCCGGTTGACGTAAATGACTTAGCCATTACGTCAACTATATGATTAGTTTCCTTTGCATCTTTCCCAAATCCCCTAATAGTTGAAGCGGCTACACGGGCAGCTTCCCCTAAATCTGATTTTGTTGCCTCAGCTAATGCCAATATTCCGCCACCACTTAATAATACTTCCCTTACTGTAAATCCTAATTTTCCAAGCTCTTCTTGAAGTTTTCCCGCTTCGCTTGCCGTTTTTGATGAACCAGCCCCCAAATCTCGTGCAGCCCTTTCAAGTCTTCGCATTTCTTCTTCATTAGCCCCTAATATTGCCTGAGTAGTATCCATTTGCTCTTCAAAATCGGAAGTAATTTTTATCATCTTCCCTATTCCAGTTATAATACCTTTAATTGCCATATAAAAGCCACCCACTTTTAAAATAGCTGTTTGAACACCTTTTGTATATCTTCCAACCCCCCTTGTTGCTATTCCTAAACTCTTTTCCTTTTTTTCAACTTCTTTTCTTAATGTTGTTATTTCTTTTCTAAATTTTCGACTTGTATTTTCACCGCTTGAATATTGAGCAATCATTTGTTTTAGCTTTGCCCGTTTATTATCGAGTGAACCAGCTAAAGAATTTTCTAATTGCACTTCTGTTTTTAAATCTGCTTTTCTTTTTCGGGTTGCTTCTTGTAACCTTATTTGCGCCTTAATAACCTCATCCTGACTTGTTTTTAATTGCGTATTTACTTTATTTAGCCCATCGGTTTCAGTTTTTAATTCTTTAATATTTTTTGCACCAGATATTTTTTGCCCGTAACCACTCATCTCTTTAAGTTGCGTATTAATCTTTATTAACCCCTCGTTAAGGTCATTAATAATTTTCTGTATGTCGTCTCCAAATACTTGTTTTCCCTGAATTGGCATTATGCAACTTTTTTGTTTTTGTTAATATAATTTTCCCGTGCTTTTATAATAGTTCTCAATTGTTTTTCAGCATGAATAAATTTCAACATATTATCTTTATATATGTCAATCTTAATATTTGCAAGGCTTTCAATCTGTAAAACAACATCTAAATAACCGCCGCCCCCTTCGCTTTGTTTTTCTTTTGCTTTTAAATAATCTTCAATCTCTTTGTTTTTTCTTGTTATCCAGTTTGTTATTCCTTTGCTCCGGTTTGCGAGCCTTTCAATTTCTTTTTCAAGTTCTTCAAAATTTGTGTAATTTAATTTATAATCCATTGCCTCAAGTATCTTTTCGATACCGTCAAAATCCGCCTTAAAACCTGAGTATTTATATTGCATAAAGAATAAAGCATTTTGAACAAATGTATAATCCGCTTGCATCCTTGTATTTGATTTATACATATCCAATAATTCGTTTTGACTTTCTGATTCATGGCTTTGATATTCTTCCGATAACCTGTTTCTTATTTCTATTAATTCAGTAGTATCAACTTCCGGCAAGTCCATATAATTATCTAAAATAAGCAAGTATCTAACTTCTTTTAAACTTTCAAAAAAGTTAAACACCGGACAAAATTTAAAATCTTTATATATTTTTATATTATTCATTTAAACTTTTTACAAATTCAGTTTTCAAAACATCAATATATTTTTGTAATAAATCAATTGGCACTTCTTTAGTGTTCATTCTTTTTGCCGCTGATTCGCATGTGGAATATAATGTATTAAGCATTTTATTATATTTAATAACAAAATCTTTTAATTCATCACTATTGCCAGTAGGTTTTGATAAATAAATAATTTCCTTTAATAAATTAAGTGGTATTGTTTTTTTACCCCAGTTTGATGTTATATTTTTAGCTGTTTTTTCAATAGTATTAAGGTTTTTTAATACCAGTTTTTTCAAAATTTTTAAGTTTCTTTTCATGTTTTTAGTTTTTATATACCTTTAAACCATTCATCTAATATTTCTGTTTGTAAATCTTCAATTAAATCGGGATTTATTTTTTCAAGTTCCCGGTCTTGAGTTCCGAAAATCGGCTGGCCAGGAACTAACCTGACCAGCTTATTTCTTTTTTCATCCTTAGAATCAATAATCATATTAGCATTTTCAAATTTAGCAAAAAATCCTTCTCTAAAATCACCAGTCAAAAGTAGGTTATAATGCTTCCCGGCTTGTTCAGTTAACCCCTGTGAGGCTTTTCCTTTATAGTACGATTCATACTCATATTCAGGAAATTTACTGCCGCTTGCATCTTCACCCCTTTTTAGTTGTTCAATATTAGCATCAATTATCTTTGCTTCGTTTTTCTTTAGAACCTTTGCCTCCGCTTGCTGAAGGTTCAATCTCTGCATGTTCTGCTGTAATTTGATTAGTGCTTCCATCTTTGCCCCCAAGTTGTTTGTAAACTTTTGCGTAATCAAATGGAATATCGTGGCAAACTTTTTTAAAATCTTCTAAAGACTTACATCCTTTGCCAAGTTCCATTTTATACTCTTTGCCATTTTTATCAAATACTTTCATAACTAAGCTGTTAATGGTGTTACACTATCGGAAGCCCCTGAGCTTTCAATAAATTCATAATCAATAACAGCATAAACAGAAGCTGCTGCTACTAAATTATAAGTTGATGCCGTTCCGTTTGTCATTCTAAAGTTATAAACACCGCCGCCAGTTTCGCTGAATGCCGATGTAGTTCCACCAGTTACGGTAAACAATGCTTCAGTAAGATTTTCAACGCCATGACCTGATTGGTCTTCAACGGTTACCGTTACCTCGTAATTAGTACCAACAGCTTCGGCTGTTACATCAACTGTACGTACTGATTCCAGAGTTGAGAATTGGAAAGCAGTAGGTTTAATCAGCTTGTTGTAAAGTTCCAACTGGTCTTTGTCGGCAAAAATTACAGACCCTTTTACTACTGTAATGTCATTAAACGGTAGTGTTCGTCTTGAAATATGAAAGTCCTCAACTGATAAAGGATAAAAAATAATTCCTGAATCATCAGTGCAACCCATTATAATATTATCACCCCAAATAATATAAAGGTCAACATCTTTATTATTCAAGGTAAAAAGAGTGTTCAATACTGCATTTTCAACATCAAATTGAAAATCCATTGAATATTTGCCGTCATTAAGTATCCGCATTGCGCCGGAGCTAAATGTTTTAGTTTCTGCATCGGAAGTTGTTTCCGCACCTTCAACAATATAAGGTGAAAGATACCAGCGACCCGATGTTTGCAGCAATCCTGTTGTATAAGTTGCTTTTAAAATTGCCGCTGCCTCGGTAGCTATATTAGTTCCTTTTGAAACAATCAAAAGTCTTTGAGGGTGCAAAAGTTTTTCGCTTACCCTCCCCTTTTTTGTTCCAATAGGGTCTATGCTATCGAGATTTACAAGTTTGTTAAATCCGCTCATTTTTTATAAATTTTTAAATTGTAAATTACTAAAAGTTAAATGAATAGCTTCAACTATATCACATAATTGATTTTGTTCTTCACCCTGATTGACATCGTAAAATAAATATTCCTTTTTATGGTCTATCTCTTCAAAATCTTTAATCAGCCATTTACTTTTTTTTAAGGCTGTCATTAATAAATCATAAATAGGTTCAAGTGTTATTTTTACAATATTATCCAAACGATCTTCAGTCGAATAATTTTGAGATGATGAATGAATTAAATAAAGCTGAAAATCAACTCCGAAATCAGATGAAAAACTTTTATAATCATAAGAAAAATTCATTGGTAAATAAACAATAGGATATTTAGTTCCGTTTACCTTGCCAATTCTTTGATTAATTGTTTTGAGTTCATTCCAATAACCCGTACGAAAAACAGGCACTCCACCTGTTTGAATAGATGTTGTAATTTCATCTATGAAATCAGGCAAGTAAAATTTTGCTTCGCTGGTTATTTTATTAAATCCACTCATAATACAGTCAATTTATCTAATTTCTTAGGTAAAAAATCAGGATAAGTTTCTTCGCTTTCATTTTTGAAATAGATATAAACAATAGTTTGGTTATACATATCAATGCCTTTATTCCATGCACGAACCATTTTTAAACGTAAAGAATCACCAGCCTGTAAATTGCCCCCTACTGTTTTACGTTCGCCAAGTTCTGTATTGGAACTTTGGTTATACCTATTATAATAGAAATAAATAAAATACTTAAGCATCTCGGTAACACCCCTAAATTCGTAGTAATCTTCACCATTTAAGTAAATTCCGTTTGTTTCACCATTTTTTAAAGTTGCATACTTTGTCGCTGCATCATTATCATAAAAATCTTTGTATAACCCAACGCCCAAAAGTCTAATTAAAATTTCCCTTTGCCATTGCGTTATAGTATAATCTAAATGAGTTTGATTATCATCTTTGGTTAAATCAATTGCTAATTCACCAACAAAATTAGAGTATGTTACCAAGTTGCTTAATGCCATTTTATTTCTTCTTTACGGTTTTCTTTACTGGTTTATTAACCTTTTTAATAGGCTCGCTTTGCCCTTTAGGTTCGGTTTGCTTTTCGGCTCGCTTTGCCCTTACTTCTTTAGCAATGCCTTTGCTTACAAATATTGAAGCTAATTTGCCAGTAAATATTTTACCACCTTTTTTTATTTGTGCTTTCATTCTGTATATAATTTCATTTCAATCTCTGAAATTAAAATGCCATTCCCTACCGAATCATCGCCGCTTATAATATATCTCACCCTGTAAAATCGGTAAGACTTGTCAAGAGGGGTAACGGTCTGAGCGGCATTTGCAATTATATGCGAAGGTACGGCTACACTGTCAGCCGGATACCCACTTAACCCAGTTGTATCGGTCAATAATGTATGAGCCGCTACAGTTGAATTATAAGTGCCAAATGTTTCTGTCCAATCGCTTGTTAATACGCTATGCAAAGTTGAAGCAACTGCGCTTGATGTAGAGGCTGCAATTATCTCTACATAAGTGCCGTCATCTTCAAACTCTTTTCCATATACAGATATACTAACAGTAGTATCAGCCCCGTTAATAGTATCTAATTGAGTATGTAAAGCTATTTTCTTCACATATCCCGGCCCCTGATATTCAATTACAAAATCAATAGTGTCCTGATTTGTTGAAATAAGGGTATCGGCTGCAACCCCGGTGTATTTGTAATAAGTTCCGTCACGAAAGCCATTCCGTGCTGTTTTTTCAATTGTCCTTTCTTGAGCAATTAAGCTAAAAGAAAAGGCTAACATTAATATTATAATTAAATTTTTCATTTTATTTTTTCCTTTCTTTTAAATTAATCTTGAGCAGTTGCGTTAATTATTTCTAAATCAGTAGTTATATTACTGCAATAAATAATTGATGAAGGTTTCCCAACGCCAAAGGCAGCCCTGATTGAAATTACAATCGTCCTCATTCCATTAGTTAAATCATCAGAATCTAATCCAATAATGGCGCTGATTCCTTTACGTAATCCAATTTCAGCAGCTTCGTTTGAAAAGACCGCACAAGTTCCGGCTGTTATTTTTTTAGTTTTGAAAACTAAACAACCTTTTATAGAAACAAGTCTCCCAAGATTATCAAAAATAACTGACCTATCCATAAGTGAATTACCAATAGCATCTTTGTTTTGTTCGATTTCGTCAACTTGGCGAGGATGTAATGCAACTACATTAATATTGTCATCGGTTTCCTCTGCCTGTAATTTCATCTTACCAATTAAATTAATAAGATTTGCATCTTCAACGGTTGCTGCATAAGTAGAAGCAACAAAGGCAGTATAATTACCGGATGCTAACATACCTTTAATGTCAGTTATTCCGTTTCCAGTTGTGGCAAATATTTTAGTATTAACTTTTTGATTAATACGGTCATTGCCAATCCTGTTAATTTTTGCAACTAAAGTAGGAATGTCTTCCAAGTTTTCTTCAGAAACATGATAATAAGTATTGATTTTAAATACTTTGTGTTCAATAGTTTTAAGTTCAAAACTTGACTGTCCGGCTGGAGTATTTTCGTCAGTTGTAGCCGTTCCGTCATATTTGTCATATTCTACAATAACACCAAAATATTTGTCGGTAATCGGTGTAACAGGAAAAACATCAAAAGCTGACATATCTTTACTTGCATTAAGTAAAACTTCACGCATTTGATAAGCAGTTATTGAACCAATGTTTGTGCCTGGGGTTGAACCAGGAGCCATCGCCAAGGCAGTTGTCATATCAATAACTGACTTTGATTCTACACTTGCTATTGTGCCACGCCTTTTGTCAGTTCCTTTAATTTTAAAAACTTCTTCACCTGAAATATTAGAAAGGTCTTCATTCTTTTCAAGTAAATCATTTTCTTTTAAAGCAACTAAAAGAATATCGCCAATGCCCATTTTGCCTTTATTCTGAGTTACCCCTGTTTCCTGAATTTTCTTTAAAGCAATTCCCTGCACCTCTTGAGTTTTCTTTTGTTCTTCTTGATTTTTAATAATAGTTAATACCGATTCATTTAATTTTTTAAATTCATCAACATTTAACTGTTCTTTGATTTCTTTGTTAAAATCTTCAAATCTTTTGTCAATTTCTTTCTTTGTTGATAACCCTTTATAAGCATCTTCAATCAAAGATTTCATTTTAGCCTCAATGGCATTGAACATTTTTTCTTCTGCCTCTTTCTTTTCCTGCTCTCCGGCAGTTCCGCCGCCTTCATCAACCACAAATAAATGCGAATTAATAAACGGGGCAATTAAAATAGCAAGGAAATTAATAAAGCTTAAAGCCTTATACATCCCTCTTTTTTTTGTTAAATAAGTTGTCCACATAATTTTACATTTTTAAATTAATAATTTTTTTAGTTAAATAATCGTAATCAATTTGAGTGCTGGATTGCGGCTCATCTTTGTGAGTGTCTTCAAACGGCTCACTATTTTTTTTCTGAGTGTCTTTTTTAGACGGCTCATAATTTTTCACGTATAATGTAGGGGTTACGCTGTTACTGCCAAATACAACTGCGCTGCCCTCTCTTTTCTTTGCTTCATATACAACCCAAAAATAACCGTACTCATCAGCTATATCAGGGTTAACGGCTTTCTTTTTCATTTCTTCAAAGAAGTCCATTTGTTTTTGACTGTCTTCATCATAATAGGCAATGTCAATACTTACATATATCATACCTACTGAATGCTGCATAACATCACCATTTACATATTTATCAAACATAAATGGCTCTTTTTTCTTGTCAATAATAAACTCATTTATATTTATCACTGTTTTAAAATCAACATCAAGTCCTAAGTTTAGAAAGTTTGATTTTTCATTATAATTCTTAGCCTTGTTTGAAATAACACTTTCGAATATTGCTTCATGCTGTTTCAAATGATAAGTATAAGGATTGTCTGACACTGTTTTATTCCAAACTTCGGGCATGTGTAAATCCAAATGACTGTCAATAATATTTGTTGAATTAATTACCGTTTTAACCCGAATAAAATCAGAAGTAACATTTTCAATCAAAGGGATAAATTCTTTTTTCGTAATATTATCAATAAGCGCAAAAGAATTAGATTTATAATCAGCCATTTTTTTCTGTTTCATTTCATCAAAATGACTTTTAATAAACCTTGTCTGATCCATTTTTGTATCAAACTTTTTGTCCGGGAATTGTTTTATGATATAATCCATGACTATTTATTTATTAATTTTCCTTCATTAGCTAATTTCTGTTTTAGCTTCTTTAATTTTTCAGCTTTCTCTTTTGAGATTTTAGTTGTTTCCTTAGTTTTCGTTTCCATTTTCATTAGTTTTATAATTAAATCCACCGGTAGGCAAACCAAATTCCTGTAAAATGTAATCACCCTTTAACAACCCAAGAGAGTAAAGGCGTTCTAATCTCGATTGTCTTTTATCCAAAATACTTTCTTCTTTTTCACGGTCAGGCTGAAAGGCATCAATTTTTGAAAAGTCAGGTACACACCAAATATTATCTTTTGTAATACCTAGCCCGATTGAAAGTTTTTCGTAAAAGTCAATGGCAAAAGGTTTAATAATGTTTTTGTATAGTTTATTATCAGCTTCTTTTGAATCTCTTAATAAAGCCACCCTATTGTCACTAATCAAAGAAGGCGGAAAACCCCCGATTGCTTTACATATCGCACGGAAGTCAGCTTCGTTGTTTTCGTTTATCCGTAACCCAGCAAAGTCAGGGGAAACAGAAATATATTTTACATTATGATTAATGAATTTAAATAGGCTTTTACCTTCACTTAATCCATATTTTTCAATAAAATTCTTTTTAACTTCTTCAATTTCATTACTATCTAAAAGGCTGCCGTCAGGATCATCATTAACAAATATACCTAAAGCCCCCCTGTTTTTATAAAAAGTGTATTTCGCATCGTACCCGGCTTTGATTGTTTTAGTTGCCATTATAGCTTTATATGCACGACTTGAGCCAGTTGCATACTCGCCATTATCAAAATTAACCTGAGAATCTTTTACATAAATAATATCAGAAACAGGGATATTCTTTTTAAATGTAGAACCATATTTTAATTGATATCCTATTATTTCATTAAATCGAAAATCAGCGTTCGGGTCAACCCTATCAACTTGCATCTTTTCAAATATAGGCGTTACATATTGAGGCGGCAAAAGAAACATATAAGAAGGTTTGCTTATACCAACGCCTTTAAACGTGTTAATATAACAACCGCCCTGTAAAAAGTATTGAATAGCGGCGGTCTTTAAAAAATCTGAATTGTTTTGAAATGGATTTGGACGTTCTAACAGCACTTCATATTCAGGCAATTCTAATTCTTTTTCATTTCCATTTGTTTGATACTTAACAAATTTCCATTCCATTGAAGCGAATATAGTTGCAAGGTAGTCAATCGGCGCGCTTAGTTCCGGCACGGCGTTATACATTTCAAGTAATATCCTGTCGTTTTTGGGTAAAAATGCCGTTCCTGAAAAGTCAATAGGATAAAACTGGGGGGGATTACCGTTCCATTCTTCTTTATTGACCGATTTAAATACTTCAATTTTCATTTACAAAACGTTTAATTATGTAAGATAAGCCAAATAACGAACATGAAGCGGTTAAAAGTTTAATTCCGAATAACAAGTCAATCCATACTATATAATTAATTGATAATAAAATCATTATCAAAGAAATAAAAGCAATAATATTAGCGACCCTGTCTTTTATAGCTTCAACCATTTTTGACAAAGTTACAAACAAATATTAGTTATAAGTTATTGAGTATGAAAATTATATAAGAATTATATAAATTTTATATAAAAATTATATAAGAAATTTTGTATATTTGCACATAACATAAATTAAAAAATATGGCTAAACAAATGAAGTGTTACCCGGTGAGTTGGAATGAAGATATAAACGACTTGGCGATTAAGCAAGCTAATAAAAAAGGATTAAGCAAATCATGCTATTTAAGACAGTTAGTTTTAGAGGACAAAAAAAAAGCGCATTGATGCGCTGATTTATATATTTTTATTATTCATATTTTACTATTCATTAACTACGTGGATATTTCCTTTCAGTATATCATTAAAACTAATAATTTTGTAATTTGGAATGTCTTCAATAGCAAACCAATCTTCTTCCATATCTGGCCATTGAACATGATAACATAATCTCGGTTTTTCGTTATCTGGAGTTATTATTTCAACCCCTATTATTTCGCCTGGCACACCACTTTTAAATGAGTATCTATGTACCCCAACTAAATATGCTTTATCCCTTTTCATAATTAAATTTTTAGTTATTAAATAATACCAAGTTCAACTAATTTTTTATAGCATTTTTCTGTAGCTAAAATATCTTCTTTGGCATTGTGTGCCGGAAATGTTTCGTTAAATAGTTTAAAATAAAGTTCTTCAAGGGTAGGATATTTACCAGCCCTGCCATCATTAAATTTAGCCCCAACAAACTTAATTGATTTCATCATTGTATCAATACGCTTTGATTTGTCAAGTGTAATTACTACCCTTTGGCAAGCAAACCCTGATAATATTTTCAAATTATTATATCTTAAAACATTTGCTTTAATAATTGATGTATCAAAATAAATATTATGACCAATTATTTTATCAGCATTAAAACAATCCTGAATAAAATCAGGGATTATATCTGTAAAATATTTGCCTTTATTCATTGCAATTTCATTTGTTATGCCATGAATTTTTGAAACTTTATCGGGTATTTCATATTCATACGGCTTAATTATAAAATCATTTACTATATCGCTATCTAAAAACTTCCATGCGATTTGAACAATGTAAGGAAATTGCATATAGTCAGTTTCCCAGTTTAGACCTTTAGGAACTAATCCGGTTGTCTCAATGTCAAATATTAGATGTTTCATAAATATTTTGTTAAATCATTATATTTTAAAATATCTAATTCAAATGAATTATCATTTAAAAACTTTCGAATCTTATTAAGTTTAATTTTTCCGGTAAACCTAAAAGTAATATTTCCTTTTACAAAATCATCACCATCTAATTCGGTTACAAACTTACAGGTTCGTTTATCTGCCAGTTTTAATATATCTGTTATATCCATTATTAAATATTTTTATTAAAAATCCTTTCATCAATAATAACCTGTTCAAACCTTTTCGCTAAATTAAAATAAAGTTCCTTATAGTCAGGTTCTTTAACTTCTTTTTTATCTTTAAAAGAGTTAATAAATTCATCCGGGCAAATTTTACCAATATTTTTAGTTACAAATACCACATCTTGATATAATATATTATCTTCATTTTCTCTATTAAAATCATTTACCCAAGCTAAAAATATATAAAAAGTAAGTGATTTATTATAAAATGATGGAATAACATCGTTAAAAATAAATTTCAGTAATCCTATTTTTAATTCAAAAGACCATTCCATGCTAAAAGATTCAGGAATTTTAAATATAATTTGATTCCTAACTTGGTAAGCATATTCCTTTACATAATCTTCAAATGTTTTCATAATGTTTGTTTTAGTTTAAATAAAAGAGGCATTCTATCCCGATTATCTGAAGGTGTTTTTAATAGTTTATCAAATCCTTCAGCTTCATTAATTGACAATTCATTTAAATTTAATGATTTTAAAACATTGTCAATAAATTGTCCTCCATGTTTAATATATAACATATTGATTATATGTTTTCTTAAAATCAATAATAACAATTTTTTCATATCTTAAATATTCCAAGTTTATATCCTAAATATTCTACATACTTATTTAAAACAGTTATTGGCATATCCCTTTCACACCTCTCATATCTGCTTAATGTAAGGTTATTAATGCCTAAATGTTTTGCAAGCTCCTTTTGAGTTATCTTATTAATTCGCCGGATATGTATAATATTACTTAATACGTCTATTTTATCAATTGTCATCTGTATTAAAGATTAGAATATTTATAGTACAAATGTAATAATTTTAATTTGATTTTAACCTAACATTATTGAATATTTTTTAATACTGCAAAAAAACGATAACTTAACAAATCAACTAAATGAATATCCCTGCCTAAATTTTCAAATATTTCCTTTCTCGGTATCATTTCAAACTTGCCTGAATCGTTATTCTTATTTTGTTTAAGCTGTTGTATTTCCTGAACAAACTCATCTTTAGGAAAGTTACAATTTATTGACAGTTTACCGTTATTGATTGCCTCGATTAAATAAAAATACATTTGATGTTTAAGGTTTTTATAGTTCTCATTTTTTACCGGGCGCCTGTCTAACTTAACTTTCAGTCCTTTTTTGAATTGATTTGTTTCATCGTAAAAGATTATTTTATCTTTAATTTTACTAAATAGCGAGACATGGGTATTTTGAAGTCGTTTAAAGTTTACTACTTTTAAACCTTCCCAACGAGCCGCAAAGATTTCTTTTTCTGTTATCTTAATTGTTATCATTGAACATTTTGTTTATTTTGTCGGGAGTTATTAAATTTTTATTTGAAGTCCATTCCATTACTGCATACCTCAGTGCTGCAAGCCCGTCCGGTTCGTGACCTTCTGGCTCAGGAATTATTAACCCATTTTTATCAACTTTAAAAAACCAATCTTCAATGCCTTTCTTAATATTTACCGACCTTTTAGTTATATATAATTCATATCCTTTTACTTTTTTAATACCGTCAATTTGACTCCCCGGATATTTTTTTACACCTAAAATATTATACCCATATTTCAATAAATCATTTATTTCAGTTCTTCCAGCACTATCGGCAACGGTCAACTGACCTTTATTATGCTTTACAATTTCAAATTTATCAACAATAGCCAATCTCTCAGCACCTTTAATTTTTTCCGGCATCAGGTTATTTTCACAAAAAATCTCATCTATAAATAATTTATTATTATCATTCCATAAATCTATTAAAATAGTTGGATCTGGTGAAACTCCAAAATCAATACCTGAATGTATTCTCATCGCAATATCAGGCACATTATCAATAAGTTTATAATTATAAATTCGTCTTTCTGAATAATATCCTGTTTGCCCTAATCCATATACCCTAAACCATTCAATATTATCTCGCCTTGATTCAATATAATCGATTTCACTTTGAGGACACATTTCGTTATCTAAATAAGTTACTATTATTTGTTCGCTTAGTTGATTCCCATTTTTATCTTTTAATTTTGGTAATTGAGTATGCGCCCAAAATTCAAAATCAGGGTTATAATCCAAATAAACATCACCATGAGTTCTCCCTATATAAGTTGAAGCGACTTCCCACCCAATTTTATTAGCTTCATTTATATATAGTTTTCCACGCCTTTTTGATTTTCCGGCTTGTTTTTTAATATCTGAAACATATCTAAATTGAATTATCCCACCACAATGTTTTAAATCATGTTCTGTTTTATTATAATCTGATTCCCAGTTCAACCCCATTTCATCATATAACATCTTCATATCGGATATTGTACCGTCCTTTAAATTATCATAAGTATCGGTTACAATTGTTGTAATATCTTTGTCAATTGCGCAATCCTCAAGTAATATTTGGGCTATTGCAATATTTTTCCCTGCACCCTGCCCCCCTTGTATTACCTTAATTTTGGATTTTATTCTACGAATTTTATAATATGTCGATGTCCGGTATAACATCTATTCGTTAGGAAATTGCTTTGAAACGTTTTTGTATAAAATAGGTTTTTTAGTTTCTAAATTTAAATCTAACTTATCCCCGTATTTTTTAGGGTTCATTTTTGATAATATCCATTTTCTTGCATCAACTTGTAACCTATTTCTATTTATTATATTGTGATTTATATACTGGTTACCATCTTCTCCTATAATTACATCAGAATCCTGCTTATCTGAAATTTCTAATATTTCATCAAAGATTTTATCTGCCCGAATCTCGCACGCGCGCGCGTATTGTTCGTTTTTATTTTCATTTTTTAACATTTCATAAAAAACAGTATTACTTAACATCTCCTTTTCATTGAGTATATTTCTTAAAGCTTCACCCTTTGAAATTCTTAAACAAATTTCATCAAACATTTTATTTTTTTGTTCATCAGAATAAGCCATAATCTTGTTTTATCATTTCACAAAGTTAGTTATTTTTTAATTAATCAACAATTTGTTTATAATTTGTTTCAATTACAAGATGAGTTCTCGGTATTACGCAAACAATTCTATTATCAGCGTTTAAATAAATAAAATCACCCCATAATTTTAATATATCTGCATTAACAAGGTGCTGTTTATTATCCGGGCTTATTATAATAAATTGTTTCATTGATTTAATAAATTATATGCTTTAGTATAAATACTATCATGTAGTTTTGATATTTGGTTAACTTCTGTTTTTAAAATTTCTGCACGTGCCATTTCTCTAATTTCTTTTAACTCATCAATATTAAATAAGTTTTGTTTTATTTTTTCGATTTCTTTATTTTTTTGATTTATAATTTCATTTTGAGACTGAATGAGTTTTTTTAAATATACAACAGATTCAAGTTGAATCATGTCTTTTAAAACACCTGATTTTTCAATTACATTATCTATCTTATTCTTTTTTCCCTTTATTGTAAACTCAATTTTTGCCCTCTCAGGTGGCATAAATTCAATGTCATTTACAATTTTTGAGTTTTCTTGCCACTGTAATATAAGCCATCTTTTATTCTTAAAAGAAGAAATAGTATGTAATTCAGTTATAAACGGTAATTTTACCAGCTTGTTGAATTGCTTTTCAGTTCCTTTTAGTTTAATTGTTTTCATTGATTATATTTTTGAAGTTCCTTTTTTACTTTATTGTGAAAATTTTTATAATAATTATCATTGGCTTGTTTAAGTTGACAAAGAAATATTAAACAATATACTAAAATAATGTAAAAGCATAGTTTGTGATACTTTGCAAAATTAATCATTTTTATAAATTTTTAATTGATTCTAAACATTCTTTTTGAGCTTTATTAATTATTTCTAAATATTCATTCCTTTTTTTTAAAATTTCCACTTCTCTTTTGAGTAGCTTAATTTGATATTCATTTACGTTTTGAAATTTTTCTTTTAATCTTTCATTTTTCCAATTAAGCCATTTATTTTGATTTTCTAAGTCAAATAATAAATTAGCATCATAATTATAATAATAATAACTGTCAACTCCTGTTTTTTCGCAAATCTGATTAATCAAATATTCTAATTTGTCAACCCTGTTTTCTATTTTTTTTATTGTTCTCATTTTAATAAAGTTTTTAAAGCGGTTTCAAATTTTACAGCATCTTCTTTGTATTTAAATTCATTCATTATTATTACGCTATATTCCTTTATATTATCGTCTCCCCAGTTTGTTTGAATAAAAACAGGATGTAATTCTAATTCACCATCATTGTTAATTATTTTTTTAGCTTCTTTTTTTGTCATTTTAATATTTTATAAAGTTTTTAATTTCAATTCTATACGTTCATCAATATACTTGTTTACAAGTTTTTCAAAGTCGGTAAACAATATTTGGTTACGATGACCGGTAGTGCAATTTATAATTTCACCCAATAAATTTATCCCCGTAGCTTCAAAATCCACTTTTTGCGGTTCAATATTATAAAACCTTAGTGTTTCTTTATTACAAACTTTCTTTTTTACCATTTTCTTTGATTTTTGCGAGACTTAAGTTTTCGTAGTTCATCATATCCCGTCAATTAATAATTCAAGTTGTTCAATGTGTTTACGTAGTTCAGTATTTTCTTTTTCTAATTTATCAATATGGTCGTATAATGCTTGGCTTGTTTCAATTAGATTCCGGCTTTCATCTAAATAGATAAGTGCAATTTTCCTTACCCTTCCCAAGTCTTTGCTTGTTTTAAGAAATAGACTTATTTTCTTTATTGCTTCAAGTTTAGTCATCTTTTTAAGTATTAAAAAGAATAAGGGCTGTTGTTTCCGGCATCCAAAGGCCGACTAATAAATAGTAGTTGCGCACCTCTATTTAACCATGTTAGCCAATTTCCCTTATTCCTGTTCATTGTTTATTAGTTTAATGTTTTCAATATCCTGAAAGCTTTTTATAAATATTTCGGTTGACAAATAATCCGGCAAACTGTCTTTTTCTAACTCTACTCTTTTTCTCAAAACAACCTTAATAATGCCAGTTTTCAAACCTTCAATAATCATCGTATGCCGATGTAGTTTTTTGTTTGCTTTCTTTGCATCGATTATCCGCCTTTCCAAATCTTTAAATTTTATGAACTTTTTCATTTTAGCATTAACAGGCAAAAATAACCCTGACCTTTCAACCCTTCTTTGATTTCTCATTGCAGTGTTCATTTTCTGTTTTAGTTTCTGAACACGCTCATAATCTTGATCGGGAACGTATGTACTAATTTCGAGTGATTTATCTTTTTTAGTGTCCATGATTTTTTGACTGTAAATATTTTTTACTACTTAAATAATCAAATTGTTTTGAAAGTGAATAACTCCTTTTTTTAGATTTCTTTTTTAAATGACTATTCATTTTAACCCGTTTATCAAAACTTAAATTATAATAAAGTCTTTTTGTAATTTGTTCATGTAATTCAGAATTTTTGCCTGGTTTATTAATTTTGTCAGAATCAGAAATATATATTTCTTTCAAAACTTCATCATTAAATGATATACCCTCAAAATTATAATAAATCCATCTCAAATAATTTGTATGCTGTAAATCAATTATTTGTTGAATAGTCGCACTTGCATATTTTCCAAAACCTAAGACAGATTTTTTTGATAATGTTCTAAGATTTACTACGTCCATAATGCCTCAAATTTTTCCAAAATCCATTCAGGAATACTAATCGAAATTTTGTTGAAATACTTCATGTCAATTATTCGAATCTTTTTTAACCTTGAATAAAAATCCGGAAGTTTCTCTTTTTCTTCCCAAGTTCCGTGTTCCCAAATATTATGGCAATTTCGACAATCAATAACTAAATTAAGTTTTAAAACTTCATATTGTTTTTCTCGGCCAACAGGAATTATATGCGATAAATCTAATAAATAAGTAGAACCACATTTGCAAATATGTCCGCACTCGTTTAATAGTGTCTTTTTTAAAAGTGATTTTTGCCTATTTAATGAGGCTTGTTTTGCGGATACCTGATTCATTTTATTATTAAATTACGGTGCAATTTAGTCATTATTTTTTAATTGACGAAAGATTTTTGAGATTTCTTTTATCTCTTCCCGCTTTTTTTTATCAAATAATAAATACTCTTCAATCACTTCAATAGAGTGCAAAACAGTAGAATGATGTTTATTTCCAAAATAATAACCTATCAATTTTAATGATTCGCTGGTTTCTTGTTTTGCGAAATATTGGCATACTTGCCTCAAATATACATATTCGCCTTTTCTTGTTTTTTCATTAAAATCCAATTTCGTTAAAAAATAATCCCGGATAACTTTTTCAACCTGTCTTAAACTTGTTTTAGTTTTAACAAATTCTTTTTTTAAATTTTTCACCCGATTTCGCAACCTCTCTTTAGAGTGAGGTTTCCCGTATAACCTTGTTTTTGTTTGTGTTTTCATAGTGTTTTTTTAAAATGGACAATATTTTTTGTTTTTTTCTTCTTTAATTTTTTTCCAGTCTCTTTGTATTTTCTCTTTTATTGCAGTTCTAATAAATTGACTAATATTAACATTATAAGATTTTAAAATTGACAAGCTTTTTACTTGTTCATCTGAAATCATAATTACCTGTCTATTAGTTAGTAATCTCATTTTATTACAATAAAAGGTGAGGGTACGCCATAGTTAGCCACCATACTCAAGAAACTCCACAGCTTCTTTTAATGGTAGATAATTTTGTTTCGAAACTATGATACTATCCCACGCACCATATTTGCATTTATAACCAAATATGTATTTAAAAGCAACCAATACCCGTTTGAAAATATTACGGTATGTGATTAAGTGTGGACAAAGTATCACTTCTCTATATCCTTCTGAAAAATCTTTGTCTTTATGTATTATTATTTGATGCTCCGCCGACCCGCAATCACATAAAAGTACGGTGGCTAACACACGGTCATCAGCAATATTTGCCGTACCTTGTGGATTATTTTCTGCTAATTTTGTCATTTGTTTTTCAATTTTAATTTTGTGAATGCAAATACTGCTGATACCGTCAAACGTTATGCGCCATTTACCCTGCGCACAATTTCTTCATATAATTCTCTTTTATTTTGTTGCAACTTAATTTCTTCTAATGTCATTTGTGGATGTTCATAAGCAAACCAACATACTATTTCATTATCAATTTCTAATCCGTAATTAATCATTTCCCATCCTGGGTGTTTTTTATCTCTATTCACGTCTTTTACAATTCTAAAATTAAAACGTCGCATAACAGCAAATAAATCCAATACTCGCTGCGCAATAAGTTCAGCCCTTTCGGGTTCCATGTTAAATCCTACTATTTCGATAATTTTTTCTTTCATAATCGTACTATATTTATTTGCAACACGTTAGCAACAAGGCTCGAAAAGACTGCACGCTGGATTTTTGCATTTAATCTTTAAGAGTTTATTGCTGGTTAAATTACTTTTCCTGATTCCGCAATAGTGAAATACTTTGCTATTGCATTTCCATGACTGATTATGTTTGCACTTACGACAAGTAAGCCCAGTTGCTAACACAGGCTCAACCGCAATAGCGGGGTTTAGTAAGTTGCCAAGTTCCGTAAATAAATCCATATTCGTTGTATTTTGATTGTTAAGTGTTTCAAATCCCGCTACATGCGGTTAGCCTCAACCGTTAGGCACAATAGCGGTAATGCCCTCGCTCATTACGCTCTATTAAGCCCTTTTCTGTTAATTTAAGTAGTGGTTTAGAGGCTGCTGCACTATGGTAGCTGTGCGGTGCGTTTCCGTGGTGTAGCCAATCACCGTATTCGCTTCCAATTTCTGTTGGTGTTATCCATTGTTCTTTGCTCTCGCACCACTTTAAATGCAAGTAGTTAAGCATCCATGTTTGTCTCGGTGTTAAACCTAAAACTACTGTGCCTAACAATGTATATAAAACATTGCTAATGTCAGTAATAGCTTGCCGTTTCTGTTCTTTTTTTAACATATCAATAATTTTAAATATTTGTTTTTCAAATCGCAACGTTTCATATACAAGAACCGTTAGCGGTCATTGTCAATAGCCCCGCATAACATCATCTAATCTTTCTGAAAGTTTATCCCGCAATTGTTCTGCCTGTGTATATCTTTGGTTTTTGTAAAGCGAAATCATTCTATCACATTCTTGAATGAAATCAAACAACGAACCGCTAACATCGGCTAAAACTTCATTGCCGTCTTTGTCTGTAATTTGATACTTTTCTGCTTCCATAATCTTTAGTGTATTTTAATAAGTTTCTTCGTTTTAATCAGCAACGCAGTTTAGCCGTCAACGTTATAAGCTATTATAAAGCCTCGTGCGAACGTCATCAAGTTTGTTAAGTTCATCGCTCGTGAATCTGTTTCGATTGATATTTTTTAGCTTCATTCTGAAAAGCATTGTTGAAATTCCGATTTGTCGGGCAACTTCACTTTTATTAATTAGCTTATTATTTAACCATTTTATCATAGATGTTACCTATTACTTCAATTTCAAAATCTTTTAACTCAAATGCTCTCGATAATAACCCCCATCTCAAAAAACCGCCATTTACAGTATCTTTTAACTCTAAATGATAACAGATAAATGAGCCGTTCTCAAAAACAACATAGTATTTATATTTTCTGTCTCTGGTTGCAATAATATCACCCTCAAAAATTCTTTGATTTGTTTTATCAAGGAAGCTCGTAAATAAACCAACCGTTTTAGGTTCTACTTCAACAAACGACCTACCAGCATATCCATTATAGTTTTCATCTAATACTATTAATGTTTTTTCTCCTGAATGGTGTATTTTGCTTGTAGTAATAATTTGTCCATATTTCCACAAGCTATGTTCTTTTGTTTTTGCTCTAAATAAATAATTCATGCTATTTACTTTTTAAAAATACTTGTGTTAAAAAATTGCAATACTCTTTGTCTTTGCAAATATCTGTTTGAGTTATATCAATTAAGTATGCCGAAAGTTCTTTTTTCGACATACTTAATATTTCTTGTTTAGTTTTTTTCTGGTCCATACCCTTTTGGTGTTACATCTTCGATTACATATTGGCTTTTGTTTACTTTACTCATAATTTTTGCAAAGTGAGCTTTTTTTTCTTCTACTGTCATTGTTGCTAAATTTTTCATTTTGTCTTTGTTTTAATTATTATACTTCAAAGATAAGCGTTTTAAATTTAATACGCAAATATATTTAGTGAAAAATGAAAAAAATAATGAAAAAAAATAACAGCTTATAACAATGTGTATCATCAATAAGGGGTTTAGTGCATAATTGAACGTTTGTAATCCGCTCCAACGTTAGTGTATTTCGACAGGAACTGCCACGCAATCCCTTACTGAATGATACACTTAACGTTAGCAACAAATTCACTACCGCCTGTCACGAGTAAATGAAGTTACTCGCTCGCTTTTTCTTGGTTTACCTACTTTGATTCGAAGGTCATCACATTTCCCATCCGTTAATAATAGGCTGCGAATTTCATCAAGCCTTCTTACATCTTTCGGGTTTGGAAAGTCACCTTTTAAGCGTTCCTCAATTTCGGTTCGCTCGCTTATCAATAATTCTCTTTCGTCTTGTGTCATGAGTTTTAATTTTTAATCCGTTCATCAGTTGCTAACAGCACCTAAAACGCCATGCCCTGCGGGACACAGGCGTTTAGCTGCATTCCGTTAGGGTGCATTTAAGCATCCCCATCGGCAGAGAAAGCACATTTAAAATTTATAACATCACCATCGTTCCACCAAGCCTCGCCAAATTGATTGTGATGGTCAGGAAGTTTATAGGGTTTATCGCATTCAATTTCATAAATTACAGTTCTGCCTACTTTCATTGCCCAAGCCATTGCACCTTGTAATGTTGTAAATCCACGTACAGGCGATTTTATACATCCACTTGCCCTGTAATTCTTTGCTTTCTTTTGTGTTGTTGCGTGATAAAGTTTCATTTGATAAGAATAAACGCACCCTAACAATGTATATAGCAAATTGGGGGTGTCATTCCAGCTTGCAATATTTGTGCTGTTAATTTACTTTTGCGTGGCTCGATAGGGTAGCACATTTTAATCCCCAACTTGCCATATACTCAACGTTAGGCCTCAACCCGGCTCGCTAAAATTTAATATGGCGGCTTGCCCTTCCGGGCAATTATGAGGCAACTTTGAAAAATTCCATCCTTTATATTTAAAAGGGAACTTCCAACTTTTTATATACTCATAAGAAAAATCAGGGTGAGCTTCACATAAATTTGTCAAACTACCCCAACTTTCTTTAATACCATCCTTTTCAAGTAATATTATATATTTCATTATTCGAAAAATAAATATTCTCCGTTTTGATCTTTGTATCCCTGTTCATCTTGCCAAGATGTTAATTGCGGGTTTGCATTTGGATATTGTTTTTGAATTAATTCTACTGCAGAAGAGAAAGATATTTCATTTTCTCCCCCTACAAATTTTATGATTAAACAATCATTAGCCCCCGCTAAAAAGCCTTTTTCTTGTATTATTTCAAATGTTTTCATAATTATTGGTTTAGTATTGTTTTAATTGATTGTAAGCTAAATCTGCAATTGAATCATTTTCGTGTTGTATTTCTACACCATCTTTATAGCATCTCATTTGCCAGCATTTTCCATCAAAAAGAAGAAAATAAAAATCATGTCCTTGAACGTGTTTTTCTTCAAATGACCATTGAGCTGAATATTTTGCATACTCTTCGCTGTTTAATACTTTAAACATATCTAAACTAACACCAGCAGCTTCACGAACATCTTTTTGATTTGAAGCTTTGATCATTTTTTCTTTAATTTCTTGTGTTTTCATGACTTTGTGTTTTTTATGTTTTAATTTCTATATAAAGATAAGTATTATTTTTATACTACAAAAACTTTTATATAAATATTTACACTATTTTTATATGTTTGATAACATAATATTCAGGTCTTACGACCTGCGCCATATTAAATTTTAAAAACTCGCCTTATGTTTAACCCGCCGTTCCGGCTTTCCGTTAAACAGGTTGAGGCTTAACGCTCCGGCATTAAAACAGTTCAGAATATTTGTTTATCCTGCACACTCGCCGGGCAGAGGCTAACAAGCCTTTAAACGCAATGAAGGCGAACTGTTTTAAAACTTGCTCAGGCTTTACACGGCTTACGCCGTTCGCCTTCACTTCGTTTACATGCCGGAGCGTTAGGTGTAATACTACTATTCAACCAATTCATGACCTTCTCGTTTTTGAATGAAGTCTTTACACCAAGGAACTATACAGTCGTTGTATAATCGTGATAGTTCTTCAATATCTTCACCCCAATATTCTTGGTCTGGGAAATATAAACGACCTTCCCAAACTCCCCTCCAACAATATGAGCCTTCGAGTTTCATTAAACACTTTCCAGTTTCAAATTCTTCTCTTGTATCAGGTTCTTTTTCCTTATCAATATAACTCATCCCTTCTTTTCCTGTTGGTAAATGAGTCCAGTCCTGTACAGGGTACACTTCAAAGTAAAGCGTAAATTCATCCGTTTTTAAATGAACCATAAAATCATCCCATCTAACCCGTACTACACCTAACAACGGCTCATAACCAATAGCGGGCGTAGTGGTAGTTTGTAACTTTTGTTCTCGTATCATAATTTATCGTATTTTGATTGTTAATTTCTTCGTATTCCGCTACTGGTCATAGCCGCAGCCGTTAGCGACAATGCCGCAAGCGGAACGGCAAAACGATTAGTCGCTTTGATGTTCACAACCACAAATAGTATTACAGTAAGTTTTGTCTTCCTTACTTTTCCAGTAGCACTCCCCATAATAGCGACAAATCTTTCTCTTTGCCTCATTGTCGCTAACCTTCGGGGCTTCAACTTGATGCTCAAATAAAAAATTATAAAGTACGTTTATATCTTCATTTGAACATTTTGCAATTAAACTTAGTATTTTTCCTCTTTTATCCATAATTTTTTATTTGTTAAGTTTTTCAAATTCAATTCTAAATATTCTTGCGGCACAATCGCTAACTGAGGCGTATAGCGCAAGCATCAAGTCGAATGGCTCTCCGCAAAGATTACTTTGCTCACGCCATACGCCCCGAAGGTTATAAAACAGTTTGCAATCAAATACGTTCTCCACAATCATCGCAAACCATGCATCCAGCATCCCTATTCCAACTTGAATTTGTACACTTGCAAACCGATTTCATAACATGCGGTATAGGTAATTTGCCGTTCTCCGATTCAACTCCGCTCACTAACTTTTCGTAATCAGCTTTATGCAGTATTACATAATCCCCAGCTTGCACAGTAAATTCATGCTGTATTTCAAACTCCATTGTACTTTCTTCAAAGTCAGCACTTATCAATTTTGCATTATACGTTTCCATAATCCGTTCGCTATTAGTTATTATTAAGTTCCCTATTTCAATTCAAGTCCAGTGCAGTGCGATGGGCAAACATACCCATACCGCCATCCGTTGTATGCAATGCCTAAACTTTATTTAAGCCGTGCCAATTTTCAAAGGTTGTGCATCTAAGAAAAAAGGCACAGCATACAACAAGCAATATAGGTAATGCCACGTTCACTAATCAACGGTAGTGGTAGCTTTATTTTTTTGCCAACCCGCTATAATACTTTTTAAAGCTGTTGTTTTTCAATTCGTACATTCTGCCATGTTTGTTGTGTTGTACTTTTACAAAATTTTCTTGTGAATCTTTAAAAAGTCTTATTTCTTCCTCGCTCAAATCCCTTTCCCACAAATGATAATCATTCTCTTTGTTGTCGTAAAATTTAAGTTTACGAGCTTGGTGTTTTGTAAGGTCGGCTTTTGCTATTATCACCGAATAATCTCTATCACATAATCCAGAACCAGTGCTTTTAAACTCAATTAGTGCTACACTAACAGCATAGCAAATGCCTTTTTCGTTTAATGTTTCAAAAATGTTTTCCATAATTATATCGTTTTTAAATTTTACTTACTTCAAATGTATAGTGTTTATTTTTACTAAAAAATGACTTTTGTCATGTTTCCCCTCGCACGAAAAAATAAAGCGGAAACGTAGGTACTTTTAATCAACATTTGTGCATCTTGGAGGGTGGCACATACCCATATTGCAAGCCGTTAGCCACCATACTCAAGAAACTCCACAGCTTCTTTTAATGGTAGATAATTTTGTTTCGAAACTATGATACTATCCCACGCACCATATTTGCATTTATAACCAAATATGTATTTAAAAGCAACCAATACCCGTTTGAAAATATTACGGTATGTGATTAAGTGTGGACAAAGTATCACTTCTCTATATCCTTCTGAAAAATCTTTGTCTTTATGTATTATTATTTGATGCTCCGCCGACCCGCAATCACATAAAAGTACGGTGGCTAACACACGGTCATCAGCAATATTTGCCGTGCCTTGTGGAAAAATTTGTAATTGATTTGTCATTTGTTTTTCAAATTTAAGTTTGTGAAGGAAATACTGCTGATACCGTCAAACGTTGGCAAACATGCCGTAAACGGTCGCAAAAGTCGTTTATATGTTCATTCCACATATACATTCTTTATTAATACAATCAACATAGCTGCAAGTTTTTATACCATTAAAATAATGCCAACTATCACATATAAACTCTCCCTTTTGCTCATATTTGCCAATGGGTTCGGGTTCACTGGGCTTAAAATTAATTGATTCTAAATATTCATCAATTTTTTTATCTGTTATAAATATATGTTTATTTATGGTTTTAACATTCCACCACTTTTTAAAATCAATTAATTCTTCTTTTAGCGTTTTCATAATTATATTTGTTTAAGTTTACGTCACGTTTGCCAACTTGGTGTATAGCGAATAAGCCCAGTGATGGCGAACGCAACTTTACACCCGTTCCGGGTTCGTTGCTTACTCGCCATACACCCGAACCCATTAGCGACAATGCCACAAAGCTTAATGCAAGTTACAAAAAGTTTTCTAATTATCAACATAATATCTCATTTTTTTTACTTTCAAAACACTGGATTATAAACCCATTTTCGCTCTCGAAAGTTAATAAGTAGTCTTTTTTTACTTGCTGAATTAAAATTAGTTTAAGCAATCCAAAGGTGCTGTTATAATATTCGTTTAATTCCATATTTTAGTTGTAAAATTATATAATTCAAGTCTTTCAGGTCGTTTTGTTTGCCTTAAAATCCATTCAGCATAAATAGTAAATATATCAAATTGCAATTCATTAAAATATTGATACATCTGAATTTTACCTAACTTTTTGCCAGTAATATCGCTTTTATGTATAATTTCAATAATAGATATTAGCTTATTATTTTTGTAGCAAGACAAATCAGGTATAAACAAAATTCTATTATTAAAATAAAACTTTTGTTCGAGTTTGACTAAATAAAAAGGGTCGAGCCAAACCTTTAGTAAATCTTTTGCAAAATTATGTTTATATGATTCAATCTTTTTCATTAAATTAATCCCTCATCATTTTTATAACTATTATCAATTATAGGCATTCCATTTTCATCAATATAAAAATTAAAATCAGGAAAATCTTCAACCCCTCTTATAAGTTCACATGATACTTTACTATATTTTTTATTATTAGCGTCTTTTTCTATTGCCATTATTAATTCGGCTTTTTTCATTATCTGAGTTCCAAGCCAACCAGTAGCAAAATTATCTTTTTTGTTTTGATGCAAAATATTAGCAATATGAATATTATATTTCTTTGTCCATTTCATTTCTAAAGCAAGAATATTATCAGCTTCTTCTTCGCTATTTATTGAATGAACACAATCCGCAATACCGTCAATAAAAACAACTCCTATATTATCTTTAAATTTTTCAATTGCATATTCAATAATTTGTAATCTATCTTTTGCCTTATGTTCACGCAAACAAAAAGTGCCTACATTTTCCATTATATTACCAGCCAAATCATGTATTCTTTTCGCTGAAATATAAGCATCATAATCGCCTTGTTCGGTATCAATGTCTATTATTATTCTTTTATTTTCAGGTAAATTTGACTTAAACATATATTGATTATCATAACTATTCATCCCTAAACTCGATAAAATAACAGTTTTCATAAAACCTTTCTTAGCCTTACTTTTGCCAGTAAAACAACTAATATTACCAAGTGTAATTAATCTTTTATAATTAGAAACAGGACTTTCAAAATTATGGTTTATTTCCATTATTATAGGCGGCTGCTTAACTTCTATTGAAACATCTACATACGATTTATTTAAAATATCATCTAATTTGCTAACTTCAATTTTCTCTTCCTTTTTTATAAAATCTGTTTGATAAGTATCCGGGGTTGAAAGTTTATATTTTTTAGAAATTTCACTTGCAAAATTTTTAAAATCGCTATTATAATCTAATAAACCAATAACTTGAAAAGGTTTATATCCGCTTTCAGGATTAAATGGATAAGCATTTGACGAAAAAACATAAAATACATTATCTGCCACTTTTCCTAAACTTGCACTTATTCCTTTATTTTTGCCCGGACGTGTCCATAAGTGACTTCTTAAATTAGTCCACCCGTGTTTTAATAAACAACTTTTCATTTCTTCAATAGCCTGAGAAAGTTCATTAAAATAATCACCCGGTCTTTCTTTTTCTTCAAATTCTGTTTTTTTTATTTCACTCCATTCATTAAAACCCTTTGCATTTTCTATTAATAATTGCCTTTCTTCTTTTGTAATTGTTTCAATATTTAAAATATTGTTTCTTATAATTTTATATCCATCCGTCGGAGCTGCAACAAAATACCCCCCCTCTCCACGTGTTTCAATTATACAATCCGGTTTCCATTTATTTCGTTTTTCATCCCACAAAGGTTTTTGAGCTAGTTTTTTATTCCCTTCATTAAATTCACATCTAAAAAGTAAATGATAACCTCCGGATGTAGTGCTTTCAACTGGGAGTTTATGTTTTGTATAAATTTCTTTTACTTCTTGAATATTTAAAAATTCGCTTAATATTTCTTTTGCGTTTCCAAAGTGGTTATCAAAATCCATACATTCAAGCCCACCACTTTCTTTTCCACATTTAATTCCAATGCCAAAAGAATCTTTAAAATCTTCTAAAGAAACATTCTCTCCATACCATTTAAAACAATTTGGTGATTTATCGCTTTTTGTAGGCAAGACAGATAATCCGTAATTTATATATTCCTTTGCTATGTTAATCATTTTGTAAAGTTTCTATTAATGTTTTTCCAAGTTACTAATCTTCTTTTAGTCTCCCAAGTTTTTTGAAAGTCTTTTCTCATCCTGCCTTTTTCATCCCCTTCGCTCCAATAAGCGTAAAATGCTTTTAATAAATTATGGTCGTATTCATTTTTAAATGATAAAACTTCTTTTTCAAAATTCTTTTGATTATTAATTAATATATTTTTAATATCTATTTTTTTATCAATATCACTATCAATATCACTATCGGGTTTTTTGGGTTTACTTGGGTTATTTGGGTTTCCAATTAACCGACTGGGTTTTTTGGGTTTTTTAGGTCTACCACCTTTAGAACCATTAATTTTATTACGTTCACAAATATTTTCATACTTTTTTAAATCTCTTTTTAAAGATTGTTTTATTGGTTCAAAAACTAATTCTAATACAAAATTATCTAATATTGGATTTTCATCATTTACATATTTTAGAATATGTTTAAATAAAATTCCAGTTTGTTCATCTGATAATTTTTCTATTGTATATAAAATATCACAATATAATAAAAATGATTTTTTACCCTCAGCCATAATTTTAAAATAAGAAACCCCAGACAGGAATAAAAAAACCGGGTAAGTAACTTTGCCAAGCTCCCGGAATTTTTACCCTGTAAGGGGTATATTTTAAATATAAATTTCTGTTTGTCATAGTTACTATTTTTAAACTTGGCATGGTACAAATATAGTAAAATTTATTTAATTATTTCTAAATTGGTTAAAAAATCTTCTCACAAAATAACCCCTTAAAATACTGGCAATTGTAAAGACAAAAGTAATTATTATATTTTGACTAAATTTTACAGGTATATTCATAGCCGGATAAATAACAAGTTGAATTAATAAGCTAACTATAAACCCGGTTATGGTATTAATAATTGCCTCTATAAAACTTAATTTTTTAGATTGCATTAAAATAATGTTTTTTGTTCTGCCTTTTTAAATCTATTTTCAGCTTCTTTTAAATTTAAAACAGCCTGTTTATAATAACTTTCTTTTAATTCTATTCCTATCGCATTTCTGCCCATTGATATAGGTGAATAAACCTCACTACCAACACCCATAAAAGGGGTTAAAACAGTTTCGTTTGGATTTGAATACATTAATACTATTCTATCAATTATATCTAACTGCAATGGGTGTACGTGCTTTTCGTCGTCTTCTTCTCTACTATTTTTAAAATCCAAAACATTTTTACCTCGAATATCATCCCAGACACTTGAAGCATAACGCTGCCAAGTAATATGAGCAAGTTTATTTGTTGAGTGTTCTTTATGATTTTTATATTTTATTTTTAAATGTTCATAATTACCATATTTTTCTATCATTTCAGGTAATAATGGAGTGATTCCAAAATATTCAAATTCAGTTAATCCATTTAAATGAGTAACTGGGGTTTTATTTTCGCCTCCCTTTCTAAAAATTAATAAATAATCAGGAATAGCTGTATAACATTTTGTTGAATCTTCAACAATCTGAATATGTTTTAAGCTGTTAACCATTGTTCTTGTTCTAACTTCCAATGGCTCTTTCCATATTGTTATTCTATTATTATATGTAAATCCATATTTTAAATGAATTTTAATAATTTCATGAGGAAAATCCCAAAGAGTATGTGCTGTGGTATTAGTAATTACATCCGAACAATGAACTGCATTTATTCTGCCTGATTTTGTAACTCGTGCCATTTCGGCTACTAAAAAATCATATTGTGACAAAAATTGTTCTTTATTTTCACAATTACTAAAATCCCTTTCAGAACTTGAATAATTATATAATCCAGCAAAGGGGGGTGAATAAATACTTAAATCAATACTGCTATTTGGAATGTTTGGTAATACATCCATACAGTCACCACTTATAAGGGTGTAATTTTTTTCTGTAATTTGTTCTTTTATCATAATTATTATTTTAAAAAATTAGGTAATTTAAATTCTTTTTTATAGTCTAATTTTGCAATATCTAATTTTTGATTTAAACATGAATTTAATAATGTAAATAAATTATTTGCTTTATCAGTTTTCATTAAAATAGCATCAATAACTCTTTTTTGTCCATCGGATAAAACCATATCGACAATAACCTCATTTTTTTGTCCAAACCTCCAAAACCTTCTTATTGCCTGATAATATTGTTCATAACTCCATGTTGGGAAAAAAACGGTATGATTGCAATGTTGCCAATTTAAACCAAAACAAGTTATTTTAGGTTTTGTAATTAATTTTTTTATATTCCCTTTTGCAAAATTTAAAAGAATATCTTCTTTTTTATCTAAATCCATAGACCCCTTGAGCTGAAATGAATCTTTATCTAATTGTTTAATTAAATCCCCCTCATTATTGAAATTGCACCAGTAAACAGAAGTATTATAAGATTTTGATAATTCAACGGCTTTTATACATCTATTCTCTATCGTCATTTGTTGTTCTTGTCTAACTTCGGTCATTGATTTTGCAACAATACCGTATAATTTTGTTTGTCCATTTACGATCCAATTTTTATCATTTTTAACATAATTATAATTTATATTAAGATTTGGTAACTCATATCCTAAATCAGAATATCCTAAATCAGAAGGTTTTCTCATTGAAATACTCCAGCCTGATACCCATTTAAAAAAATCCTTAGTTGCATGAGGTTTTAAATACCATTTAGTTGCAATATTTTCAGGACGTATATTATTTTCATTATTTGCAAAAAACATTTTTAACATTTCCATATACCCTAAATATCCCAAAGCCTCCGAACTTGTACCAAGTTCTATAAAATCATTTGGTGAAGGGGTTGCGGTCGCTAAATATCTGTATTTAACTTTCTTTAAAAATGTTGTTATATGTTGTTTTGTTGCACCGTCAAAATTTTTTAAAATACTGCTTTCATCAAGTATTACACAATCGAATAAATTTGGGGTTAAATAATGCAATCTTTCATAATTTATTAATACAATTTTTTTTGTAAATTTACCATCTTTTGTATGTTCAACTTCATCAATTCCAAACTTTTCAGCCTCAATTAAAAATTGATTTGCAACGGCTAAAGGAGTAATTATTAGAACTGGTTTATTTGTATATTGAACGTAATTTTTAGCAATTGCAAGTTCTATAATTGTTTTGCCAAGTCCGGTATCTAAAAAAATAGCACATCTCCCCTTTTTTATTGCATATTCAGTGATATACTTTTGAAAATCAAACATCTTTTCAGGCAAATATTTGCAATCTATTCCATAATTTATAGAACTATGTTTTTTGCTTTCTAAAAATTCTTGATATGTCATATTTTAAATTAAAAACCCGACCGGAAAATCAAACTCCAAAGGAGTAACTCCTTAAATTTGAAAAACCAGTCGGGATATGTTAATAATAAGATTATTCATTTTTGTTACTTTTTGGCATTGCAATATAAGAAAAAAAATTTAATTATTATTTTTTAGTTAAAATATTATTCAAAGTTTGTTCAAGTTTTTTAATTTTGATATTACGGTCAACTAATACTTTACAAAGTTGCCTGTACATACTTCTATAATCATTTTTTTCAATCGGTTTATTAAGCTCGTGATGTAGTTCATCGAGTTCAGAGTTTAAAACCCCTATCTCAAATTTTAAATCAGAATTTTCTTTTTTCAATTCTTTGATGTAACTATTTGCGAATAGTAATTTTTCAAAGTCAGTTTTAGGATGTAGGTTTATTAAAGGTTCGTTTTTCATAATAATCCTTTCTCTTTGTAAAATTCATACATCTGTAAGCATTTAATATCTTCCGGATCGGGCAAATCGTATTCCTGAAATTCGGCTAAAATATTGTTTATAAAAATCATAGCTTGTTCTTTTGTAAATTGAGACAAAGTTAATTTATCCGGGTATTCTCTTTTGTCAATATAGCAGGTGTTTATCGGTGCAAACATATCTAAACAATAGTGATAAATCGTTTCCTTTGTGTTTCCGGTTTCAAATCCGATATGAGTAAAAAGTAGCCAAATGTAATTATTCTGTGATAATGTTTTTTTCTGCTTATATGGTTTAATCTCTACCGGATTTATTTTTAAATGTTCGGTAATAAATTGAATCGCTTGGCTTAATTGTGAGGGTTTGAAAATCATTTATCCTTCAATTAGTTCGTTATGTTTTTTAATAATTTTATTTAAAGCGTTGGTTATCTCGCTAAATATCATTTCTGACTTTGCATTTAATTCAATAGTGTTAAACTGTTTCAACACTATTTTTATATGATTCGTGTTTTCCGGGGAATAAAGTATCACTGAGATTTTCTGAATTTTTGTTTGTGTCATTTTAATCATTTATCATTAATGGCATAATCAAACCTTTTGCATTATAATCAGAATTTTTCCCTTCAGCTATAATTCCTTTATTTTCGCCATAAAAAATTAATTTTAAATTACTTGTACCCATCACAATAGATAATTTCTTTAAAAGGGATGAATTTATCCCAATTTTATTAACCTCTTTAATATCTTTTGGGAATATAATTTGATAAGCTGGGTAATTATTTATATTTGCTTCTAATTCAATTGGATAAAAAGCGGTATGACAGGAATATTTTACTTTAATCATCCCTTTTTCAAAATCAATAAAACAATGCTTTTTACACATTTCTCTCCAAATTTTATAATGAATTAAAAACCTTTCCGGCATTTGTTCAATAAAATCTTCGTTAAAAATTTCTTCTGTTTTATGAATGGCTAAAATGCGCCCATCATTTGCAACTATGTCCTTTTTTGTAACAAGGATATAATTCATAATAAATTCCAAATCGCCACATGGACAAGCTAAATGAATCTTAGGTAATGTTTTTAAATTTTTCATAGTTTAATTTGTTTTTATTTCTGAAAATGATAAATAGAAATTGTCTTTTTCTTTGTTATACCAAAGGGCGCAGTTCATCTCTTTGCCGTTTACGTTTACAATACCCCTATACTAAGGGTGTTTATCTTCTTTTCGGAATTTATTTTTAAATAAAAACCCTGTGTTTTCTTTTGTTTTAAAGTCGCTCATAATAATTCTATTTGATTATAATTTGAAATTTGTAAATTTACTTTCTCAATTAATATATCGAGTTCTTTTTCAATTTGCTCAAAGGCTTTTTTATCCGGTAAAACTTGAATTATAAACGGTTTTAAGTCAGGATAAAAACTCATAAAATCGCAATAATCCGCCCCGGTAACAAATAACTGGCCCATAACCTGCCAGTAATATTCAGAAGGTAATTTTTCGCTTTGCAGATAATACCAATGGGTTGAACGTTTAGGACATTTTATTTCTAAAATTCCTGTATTTTTAATTAAACGGTCAGGTGAAACGCCGCACCAATTGAAATATTTATTATCAGTTTCAAAGGTTACAAACCCTGTTTGTTCAAGTTCAATATCAAATAATTCTGAATAATAATTAGCTGCAATAGGTTCTAATTCTTTACCCCTTGTCATCCATTCGCTTTCGTAATTATCTGCATCCTCTGAAAGTCCGGTTATCTTTTCGGCTGCAATGTCAGCAATTAAATTCCTATATGCTGCGGTTTCTTTTTTAGCCATTAAATCTTTAAATGAAGTTCCAGTAACTCTCCCAAGCCTGATATTAAACCAAGCCTCAGAACATTGTTCAATATTATATTTAATCATTTTCAATTGATTTATCGAGTTCAACCATAAAATTAAATATGTCTTTGCTTGCTGGTTTCCATTGTTCAATAGTTAATTTGTTAGCAACAATCAAATCCTTACAGTAGCTAACGGCAAAACCAGCATACCTGCTTTGTTCTTTTTTTACAGCTTTAGCATAATTAGAGTTTCCCCACGCTTTTTTAACAGGTTTTATGCTTAATTGCTCTTGTCCGTTGTATGTTTTTACATCAATATCAAAAGTCGCTTCATTACCTTCGATAAAAGAATTTTGATTTTCTTTTGAAGATATAAACTCGGCGTGTTTCCCGTCAAATTGTACTTCATATTTGAAAAAATCTTTATTGAATTTTTCTGAATGAAATTTGCTTTTAAAAATTACTTTAGTTATTAAAGCGGTTACATTCTTTTGTGATTCCATAATCATACTTTATTTATTTGTTTTATAGCTTCGTTTACGTTATTTCGATACTGAATGAACAACTCATCCACTTTTTGAGTAAATGCCTTAGAATCGCTTAAAATTGATTTATCGGATAGATTCTCGATAATCTTTTTAACAAACTCCTCTTTGTCATATTTTTCTTGTTCTTTTCTACCCATCGGGGCGCAAACCATTATCATTAACCCAATAAAGATAACGATAATTATTAATATTACAATGATTTTCATAGATTTAATAATTTAATTTTTAGTTTTTCCCGGATTAATTTCATGGTTGATTCCTTTACATTTCTTACTTTTTTAGGCTTGTAAAAAGGAAACATTTTTCTCATTAAAAAGTCACGTGTTTTCATAGCTTAAAAATATCAGTTAATAATTGATTTTCTTCATAGACATGAAAGTCATCATAAATATTAATTAAAAAATCATTTAAACGGCCCTCATTTTTCAAATCTTCGGCTGCCTTTTTTGCACTCTCAAAACATTTATAATCAAAGGTGTTACCGGAAGCAATATTTTTAAATTGGAATTTCATCTTAAATATATTTCATAAGCCCGTTGTAAAATATTAGCGGCATGTTCGTGTTCATAAGGGTAAAGAGTAAAAAGTTTTTCAGTCCATATTTCGAAGATTAATTCTTTGGCATACAAAACATCTTCCGGTATATCAATCATACACCTGAGGGTTTGCATATAATTAGCATAATCTTTTATTGTTGTTACCCCTGTCATTAATTTATGAAGTTTATAACCCCATCAATTAACAAAGAAAAGTTTTGATACATTTTTTGATTTTTTTCAGACTTAAAAACATACTTTATTTTTAAATTTTTAAGGTCGTTAATAAGGTCTTTTACTTTATCGGCATCCCCTTTGTTTAATTCAGATTGCAATCTTGCAGCTTCTTCTTCTTTTGCTTTGCGTTCTGCCTCTGCCTTTGCTTTTAATTCATCTTCAAGTTTTGCCTTTTCGGCTGATGCCTTTTCGGCTGCTATTCTTGCAGATTCCTGTTCGGCTTTTAATATACGGGCAGCTTCATCACGCTCTTTTTGTGCTTTTGCCTCAATTGCTTTGCGTTCTGCCTCTGCCTTTGCTTTTAATTCATCTTCAAGTTTTGCCTTTTCGGCTGATGCCTTTTCGGCTGCTATTCTTGCAGATTCCTGTTCGGCTTTTAATATACGGGCAGCTTCATCACGCTCTTTTTGTGCTTTTGCCTCAATTGCTTTGCGTTCTGCCTCTGCCTTTGCTTTT